GACAACCACAGAACTGAACTTTGCTAGTGCTTGTTAGTTCTGTTCTACACTCTTTACATCTGATAGTAATCATTAGGCATACATTGAATTCGACATGGGCGAAGAGGGGATCGAACCCCCGACAACCTCCGTGTAAAGGAGACACTCTACCGCTGAGTTATTCGCCCGTAACATTACACTTATCCGTATGCTATATGGGCGTCACACCCAGTATACTGACAGTTTGCAATGGAGTAGGACAGGGGTCCTCCCTGAACATCCAAAGGGGGCTGATTCCAAACTTGCAGGACAGTGATGGTCATGTTGCTGAGTGGCACCTTTGGTTGGAACGTCTCAAGTTCCTAACTCCTCCACCTGGACTCGAACCAGGGACAAGGTGATTAACAGTCACCTGCTCTACCAACTGAGCTATAGAGGATTATCATACTCTTTTTTTGTTTTAAAGTAGAGTTTATAATATGGTTTTTTCATTTTGTCAAGGATTTTCATATCCTCTTCAAATCCCATATACTTACAAAGTTGATATGATCCTTCTAACTCACTAATTAATCTTAGAATGTTAGCAGGATGTTTCTCAAGTCCCCCAAAATCATACTTTGACATAACAAAAACTTGGAGAAAGCGGAATACCAGAATCGAACTGGTGACGAAAGGTTGGAAACCTTTAGTTTTGCCTCTAAACTAATTCCGCAAGCGACTCAGATAGGATTTGAACCTATGACCGACTGCTTAGAAGGCAGTTGCTCTATCCAGCTGAGCTACTGAGTCATATCTTTTAACTTTGCCAATGGTAATGGTAAAAGTTTCCTTTACGATCACACATAGGATCTTCCGCAACTACACGATAGGGCAACATACGTTGTCCTTTGAAACTAGTTCGATCACCGATAATCGAATATGCTTCCAGAAGATTGTCTGTGTTTTTTAACCTAGCAACAACACTAGACTTTGCTGCTGGACGACGGTATAAGAAACCTTCGTATTGCCCAGGAGCATAAACTACATCGGCAACATTGTTAGGGAACACAGGAGAGTTAACCCTGTTAAGGATAGAAACTGCAACGCAGTATTCATCTTTAGTTCCAGTTGCTGCTTCAACTTGCACTGCTCGTGCGAGGTGATCGTAGTCAGCAGGCGTCAACGCCAGAATTGTTTCCAAAATCAAAATAATCTTTCCTGTAGTAACGTCCGAGGATGTTGCTATTATAGTAGGTAGGCACCCCGTTGTCAAGTGCCTCCGTCAGAACACCATGAACGAAGAGTTGGCGGGTCTCCTCGTAGTTTACACGGCCGGGAGTGGTGTGTAAGGAGAGGATTTCTCTAGCAAAAGATTCCCGTCCATATTGCTTAACATCTTCTGTAAGTTCTGGACAACTTCCATAGTACTTTTTCCAGTTACTCTCACTTGTAACTCTTCGCCGCTTGCCAGTATTAGAACTAATTCTAGGCTTTCGTTTCTGCCAGAAGTATTTTCTACCGATATAGGAACGGTTCGTGGTGCTACAGGTAATTTTGTAAACAAAACCATAGTTGTCCCCAATAAGACTCCCGTCAAAGACGCTGCCACGATAGATCCAGGGATTGGGGTACTCAGGGTACTCTTGAGTTTCTTCCACATGTTCATAATGTTCTTTCCTTATTTATTAGGTGGTTCCTCATGAAACCACCAATCATCAATTTGCTTTGCTTCTATCTTTTTTCTGATTTTAGAGTTTAAAACCAGAGAAAGTATCTTTCTTAACATCTTGTTTAATTCCACCTACAACGTAAGACTCAACTTCCGTTTCTTGTGGAGCAACTTGAAGACCTTTAGAAGAGATCCAATGCTGTGTCCAGGGAAGAGGATTATTTTTAGCAGCAATATCATAAACAGGTTTAAGTCCAATCGCTTTCATACGACGATTAGCAATCCACTCAACATACTGTTTGAGTAAAGCATCATTCAAACCAATCATACTGCCATCTCTGAACAGATGGTCTGCCCATCTCTTCTCTTCGTTTACAGCACGATCAAACATTGCATAAGTCCACTCTTCTTCTTCCTTCATGATTTGCTTCATTTCAGGATCATCTCCTGCTTTCCACTTATTCAGAATGTTCTGAGTGATCGCCAAGTGTTGATTCTCGTCTCTTGCAATAAGGGAGATAATTTTTGCTGAACCTTCCATAAGTTTGAGTTCACCGAAGGCGAAACTACAAGCAAAAGAAACATAAAAACGAATACCTTCCAGTATGTTGACATTCGCAACTGCTCTGTAAAGTTTACGTTTGACCTCTTTGATTTCCCATTGTGCAGATGGTGAATCTTTGAAGTCAGACTGCCACATATTACCATTGCCCCATGTTTGGGCATTATTAATAAAGTCATCATATGACTCCGTAACACTTCTAGCGCGTTCTAGAATGCGTTCGTCAGAGATAATATGATCAAATACATCACTGGGGTCAGAATAGATATTTTTGATGATGTAAGTATAGGAACGACTATGGATCATTTCCATAAATCCCCATACTTCCATACATGCTTCTAGTTCAGGCAGAGAACAGTATGGAATGAATGCCATACCAGGACCACGACCCTGAATAGAATCTAGCATGATCTGATACTTCAGGTTAGAAGTATAGATGTGCTTTTGCTCTGGACGAAGCAGTTGATAATCACCACGGTCTTTCTGTAGAGACACTTCTTCAGGTCTCCAGAAGTATCCAAGTTGCTGTGTAGTTAGTTTTTCAAAGATAGGATACTTGTATGAATCATACCTTTGAATGCCCAAAGGAGCACCAAAAAACATTGGTTGCTTCTTTGTGTCGTGAGGGTTGGTATTAAATACCGTCATTCCCTTCACTGTATCTGCGGTCTCCTTAGGTTCACCGCTGTATCCTCCACTGAGTTTAAACTGCACAGGATTCACACTCTCCCTCCTCGGCTTGTTCTAGTTGACTTAATATGGTTTCAAGTTCAGACTTATCCTCTTCCACCTCATCAGTCTTGATGTCGTAGGTGTTTTGATAGTATGAAGTCTTCCATCCATACTTATATGTAGTCAGAAGATCATTTGCCATGACGGAAACTGGGACCTCATTGTCTGGATAGTTCTCTGGATTGTAACTCCAGTTACCAGAAATTGCCTGATCAAAGAACTTCTGCATCACAGCAACAATATTAATGTAACCTGTGTTATCAGGCATCTCCCATAGCAATGTATAGTTCTGCTTCAATGATGAGTATTGAGGAACAATCTGCTTAAGGGGCCCTTTCTTTGATTTTTTAATGGACAAGAATCCTCTAGGTGGTTCAATTCCATTTGTTGCGTTTGACACAACGGAACTGCTCTCCGAAGGCATCTGTGCGGACAGTGTGCTGTGTCGGAGTCCATACTTAGCGATAGATGCCCTAAGACCATCCCAATCATGCGCCAACTCCTGTGTAATAAGGTCATCAACTTCCTTCTTATATGTATCAATTGGCAGGATGCCTTCAGAATACTTAGTACGTCCAAAGTATTCACAATGTCCTTTCTCTTCCGCAATACGATTAGAGGATTTTAGTAAGTAATATTGGAATGATTCGGAGAGTCCATGAACAGCATCCCATGCCTCCTGAGACCCGTAAGAGAACCCCAGTTTCGCCAGGTAATGGGCGAGACCAATAAATCCTACTCCAAGCGATCTCCGTGCCTTTGTAGCGATTTCTGCTGCCCGTACAGGATACTCCTGATAATCAATCAACTCTTCTAATCCCCGCACTGCAAGGTCACATAGATCTTCAAGTTCTTCATCAGAACGAATCTTACCTACATTAACAGCAGACAAAATACACAGAGCAATCTCACCAGGCATCTCTTCATCAATATGATTGAGAGGATCTGTTGGAAGAGTAATCTCCTGACATAGGTTACTCATATTTACTTTGTCCTTAAAGGATGAGTGACTGTTGCAGTGATCGATATTCATCAAATACAAACGACCAGTCTCTGCTCTCTCCTTTAGGATATTCAGAATTAATTCTTGTGCCCCGATAGTCTTTCTTGGAACAGACTCATCTCGTTCAAACCCCACATATAAATCATCGAACCTGTCAGTACCAAAGGAATCATACAGACCCGGTACGTCATTCGGTGAGAAGAGGCT